CACAGAAATGAAAGGTTAATTTTATGGCTACGAAACCTCAGAGCATTTGGTCTGAATCCGCACACTTTAATAACTTTAGAAAATATCTTCCTACGTTCGCCGGTATATGTGATGATACTATTGATCATTTGCTAAGTATGGGTGTCCTACAAGTGAGTACGGCATACGAACATGCTCTAGCCAATTTAGGGGACTGTGAGGTAGTAAACGAAAATCATTGTGATCTTAGCAACGGCGGCGAAGCTAAGCTAACAACTACGCAGTTTCATAGAGAAAAGGTAGATGCCCATGTGAGAAATATCACGGGTAAAAGAGGTCCTCTGCTTGTTCAGGTTTACGAGCAATTCACTGATAAGTTCTATTATTTTTCCATTCCATATGCTGAATACGCTGGCATTAAAATTTTAGAAATCCCATTCACAGTGAACGGCGATCCAAAGAGAAATAACAAGTGGTATCGATATGAAGTGGACAGCTTCGAAGAATTGGCCACAAGTTTGAAAGATCCGTCCCGGGGTGCAAAGAAGAAAACGTCAATGTTCGAAAATCTGTTTGATATCGGATAATTTTGGTTGACATTAGTTACCCATTTTGCTATAACAANNTTGAACGTCTCCAAGAAAAAGTCAAAAAGCAAGACGAACGTATCAACGAATATAGCTGGGCGGCTAGCGGCGGTGACCGTATGGGCGGTGGTTGGACGGATAGTGAAATTCTTGAATATCAGCGTGGGGGTTGGTAATATGAACAAGTATCAAGTCCTATCTGCCATAGCAGAATTTTCTGATTACGGTGAATGTACCGTTGTTAAGCAAGCTGATTGGAATGCACTAGTTGATTGGGTCAAGTCTTTGCCGGAAGAGGTATTGACTGATAGACCCAACTTTGATGTTCTTCCGGTTATTTTTCGTAAAGAAATAGAGGAAGAAGATTGCCCTGAACTTGCAGGGGATGGAAGTAATTATGACTTTTGAAGAATGGTTTGAACAAGAGTTTTGGCAGATTGACGAAGATGAACGCTTTGTTCAGCAAATGCGCCGTGCGTGGGAAGCAGGATATGCTAACGGTGTAGAAGCAATGGGAGGTCCAGTTGATCTTTGAATATTTTCGTAAGCGTAGAGAAGCCAACGCTGCTAAGATCCGTAAGGAAGAAGAACGTATCCTAAAATCGATTCGTAAGCAGCGCGAGGCTGCTAGGAGCATTGTAAAGTCGCATAATCGTTCTCGCTCTACATACGATGATTCTTACTACTCTCCTACTAGTTATAGTTCATATGATAGCAGTTCATATGACAGTGGTTCCTGTAGCGATTTCAGTTCATCATGTGATTCTGGTGGCGGTGGAGGTTGCGACTAATGAAGACCTATATCGTTAATGTGCAGGTAGAGTTTACTTGCGTTGATCCTGAAATGGCTCGTGATCGGGTTATGGGTATTCCTTTTGGTGACCATGACTGCGGATTCGCAATCACGAGTGTAACAGAAGGTGAACTTGCTCCGGGCACTGATGAAACTATGCTTCCCGAATACCGTGAGAGGCATCAATGCGGTCCTGTACCCGAATATTATTTGGAGTGGTGCAGCGATGACCACTAACGCTTATCTCTTTATGTGGAACTGTTATGGCATTGAATCCATCGTGCCAATCACACAGTACGAAGACCAGAGCAAGTTTGACATGTGGAAGATTCTCCAGGGGAAAGAAACTGGCAAGAATCCACTAGACGATATCCTCATGTCAATGGAAATGCGGGCACGTTTCAATCCTGCTCGTGATTATGAAATCTACGCCATGGATTGTAGTGAAGGCATCACCGAAGAGGATTTGTTTGACTTCTGGGATAAGACACCTCAAGCTGCTGCTGACCTCACTCGTGAAAAGGGTGTCTGCTTGTTTAGCAATAGAAACAAGACGAAGAAAATCAAAATCACCTAATTTTTTGGTTGAACGTGAATACATATTTTGCTATAAGAAGATATAGCAAGGAGTTAGCAGATGGGTTATCAGGTTCTTAATTACACGCAGGAACTTCGTAAAAAGTATGGACCTCGTAAAGACCTTGAGGGCCCCTTCTTTTATCCCAACGGTAGGGTGACATATTATGATCCTAAGGAAGGAGCATATTGGGACCCCACTACCGACTTTTACCTGTCATACGAAGAACAGACCGAACTCCAGAATATGATTTTTGACAAACTTAAGGCTTGACTTTTCAAGCCTACCGTTGTATAGTGATATATAAGCTGAAAATTCAGGAGATATTTTATGGCTCGTCGTCCTTCTCTCATTAAGACTCGTGCAAAGAAGAAGTCTGTTGTCCGAGTAGGTAAGGGCATCACTGTTGCACAGTCTGGCAACACGCTTGTCAAAGACCTTCGTCCGAAGGATCCTGATGTTATGCATTATGGTCCTGAACCCAGCTTCTCTGATAAGCAGCCAAATCCCGAAAATCGTGAAAGTGAACTTGGTACTGCATATGGTTGGTACTCGCACTTCTATGGTCCTAAGGAAGCCAAGCAGTTTATTATTCAGTATCTGGAAGATACTAAGGTTGATAAGGAAATTATCAAGCTTGTTCGTAAGGCTCCTGACAATCGCACTGTAACTACTGCTGGTTGGGTCGCTCGTTGTGCTACTCGCGGTCTTATCCTCGAACAGAAGAACAAGGATTATATTCAGCGGGCAGTTGATATTCTCGTTGACTTTGCTAAGCGCAATGTTAAGGACGATACTGCCGAAACCGAAACTGAAACGAAGCCCAAGCGCACAGTAAACATTCAGGAAGTTATGCGCGAAAAGGCTGATGAAGCATTGAGCGATATTGAAGCACTGTTTGATGAATTCATCGACGCTAAGTGTCCTAAGGACTTTAACATCGATAAAAAGGTTGTCGGCTTCCTGTCTGCACGTAACGTTCTTCCCCAGCACCTTGCGGCAGCTATCAAGCGTTGGCAGCGTCTCCTCGATGAATATCTTGAATTGCAGGCAGGCAAGTGCGACCAACTTAATGAAGCATATCGCAATTATAGCAAGATGCAGGTGCGCTATACCATCAAGCTTATCGAAGATATCATTGCTGAATTGAATGGATATATCAGTCTCAAGCAAGCTACAAAGAAGGTTCGTGCTAAGAAGGCTGTTCCCGTCGAAAAGGTCGTGGCAAAGCTTAAGCACTGCAAGGCATTCAAGGACGATGCACTTAAGATCGATCTTACTGGTCTTAGCCCTGTCAAACTTCATCAAGCAACAGAAGCTTGGGTCTATGACACTAAGAAGCGCAAGATGCATCACTATGTTGCAGACGATTACAGCAAGTGCTTGATGGTCAAGGGCAACACCGTGATCGGTTTTGACAAGAAGGAGTCGGGCATCAAGACGCTTCGCAAGCCTGCCGAACAGATTAAGGCATTGATGGGCAGTAAGCCTGCTGCTCGTAAGTATTTCAAGGAGATCAAGGCAGTTGAAGCAGTTCCGAACGGTCGCTTCAACGCAGATATGATCATCCTTAAGGCGTGGTAATTACCTTGCAGGCATCCCCGTGCCAACGAACAAAGTTACCTTTACTCACTGTTTTTCCGCAGTGTTCGCAGGTGATTTGATACTCTGGCTTACACATCGGATTATTCTTCCCCGTCTTATTAGCATTCAGTGCTGATAGGGCGGGGTTTTTCTTACCACGCATTGCGCTTGGCTTCCCATACATCGGGTTCTTCTCACCGACATTCATGGAGTTTCGTTTACTAAGCTCAGGATTTTTGGTACCGTACATTGGATGATTTTCACCTTGGCGAGACTTATTTCTTTCAGCGGTGTCAGGTCTTGGCTTTCCATAGCAAGGATGATTCTCGCCGGCATCGGATCCTCCTGTTTCCGGTATTCGGTTGGCCCACTCGTTGCTCTCTACGATATTCCATAGATCGGAATAATATCTTCCCCAGGTGCTTAGTTCCTCTTTGGTCTGGCATTCTTTAATCACTACGGTAGTGATATCAGACCCGTGTTCGGTTATATGTTGTTTCCAATCTATCCCTGATCCTAAATATTTGAATGGATCTTTTTCTGTCTTGCCGAGGTAGTTTAGCCCAGTTTTGTTGTGGGTCTTCTTATACAAATAAATAGTCATAGCTGATGCTCCTTCATAGCGTTAGAGTAGTTGGGGAGGTGAGAAGCCCGCGAACTACATCTTTATTTATCCCAATATCGTTGACTCCCTGCCATTTTTAGAGTATGATATAGCTTCTATTAAGGGAATATTATGTCTAACCAAATTGATTTAAACAAGTATGCTGATTTTGTCTTTGCTGTTTGCTCCGAACCTAGTAAGTTCGTAGATGCGTTTACCGATAGAATTCGTGAGTTGGATTCAACTACCAATGTAAACATTCCTTTGCTGCTAACAGCCGGAATCGGCTTGGGCAGTGAAGGAGGAGAATTTCAAGAGATTGTTAAGAAGGTATTGTTTCAAGGTAAACCGTTGAATGAGGATACAGTATTTCATCTTAAGCGTGAACTCGGTGATATCGCATGGTACTGGGCTAACGCTTGTAATGCACTTGGACTCGATCCAAATGAAGTGCTTGCTGAAAACGTGGGTAAACTTGAAGCACGTTATCCCGGCGGCAAGTTCGATGCTCACTACAGCGAGAACCGCAAGG